CTGCCACCGCCACCATAAGAATATGATACGCTGCTTACACCTGATACGTCAATCCATTTAATAGCGGTGCCACCGCCTCCACCACCACAACCTCTGTAGTAGTTATCATTGATTCTAGCACCACCGCCCCCACCAGTAACATACACCAAAACATTATTGCAACCGCTTGGTTTAGTCCATGTACCGTTGCCACTTGATGTGCTATAGGAGTTATGGTCTCCGTTCTGCGATGTATATACATTTAAACTCAACAACCTACCACCCATAGTTTGTGGAACCCAATTTGAACCGTTGTACATTAGTACATGATTCGACTGAGGAGTTCCAGTAACAAAACCTGATAAGGATGTTGGCGGGGCGGTATTTAAGGTCGAAGAGTCGCCAGTAAACTGGGTCGTACCTACGTTCAGTGTACCGACATTTAACTGAGACATCTAACCTACTCATAAAGACTTACAGTCTTATTTATACATTTTGCCTACATTAAACCTTTTTCTCTTTCTTCTTTCTCTAATTGCTCTAGTTTTTCTCTCTTCTTAAGTTCTTTATTACTCCAAAAAGCAATCGCAATGATACTCAAATATGCAAGTGTATCATCCAACATAACAAGGAAGAAGATAGTAGAACCACCGATCCTAATCCACTCAGGGAAAGGTCGAATTAGTCTAGCACCAATCTTACGAAACTGTGCTTCAAACTTAAAGTATAGAAGAATTAATGCTGTAACAACAAACTCACTATATGGGATCACGAAATAACATGATAAGAAGATAAACAGAGGCCAATAGTGTCTCTCATCGATCTTCTTTAGTAGTTTGAAGTAACGATCAAGTAGTTTTTTAAACATAGTTAAAGTTGATTACCATCCGAAAGGATGCGTTTGTAGTTGATGTACCTGTGTGTCTTAAACCATTTGGAAAGGTTACAAACCTGTTAGCAACAGACTCTACCTTAGTACCATCCTCAAATGCTGTGTAACCATCACATGTGTTCATGTAGAGTATACTTGTTTTGATATAAGGACGATCTTCTGCATCTAGTACATCGATGTGCATACCATGTTCAACGAGACGATCAGTCCCCATGACAAGATTTGCTTTGCATTTGATCATAGCACAAGGTTGCACTTTTTGCAAGACTGGGTAAAGAATCTCAATAGTTTTGTCAACAGGTGCATGTCTATCATAAAAGAAATGTACCATCTGCATGTTACGATTCACATTCTCAGGTGTGTCATCAACAATCTTAGATGACTCCCAGAGTACATTGTAACTCATCATCATCTTATACAGATGTGTAAACTCTTCTTCTGGTAGATAATTATCTTTTACTGTAATCATTTTTCAATGACACAAATATAAACACCGTTCCAAAAATCGTTAGCATCTTCTGAGGTTTCAGTCAGAATAGTTCTATCCCAGATCACGTTCTTATCTTTGGTGAACTCTTTGATCTTATCAATCACTCCATCGAAGTTTGCATCATCAACTACGAGGATATAATCCTTATCAGCATACTTATGAATGTGTTCTAGATTAGGAACCATGTCCTTATCTACAGCAGCATCATAGAATACTACACGAGGGGGATACTGAGGATTGAACTCTACTGCTTGAATAGGTTTAACAGAGAAACCAATAGAGCAATCTGTGTTCATCCACTTCTCAGCATTCTTGATGAACTCATCAACAGGATTTGTGATGTCTGCGTAATCTTTATGTAAGTCTTTACGTTTAGGTTTGATGATTTCATCTTGGAAGTCATCAATGGCATATGCTTTGACAGCACTATTACCCATGAGTGCAGCAAATACTGTGCTACCCATGTATGCACCTGCATCAACATATACTGTCCCACGCTCATTGCATAGGTTATTAAGTAAGTGTCTTACCTTATTAGATGAAAGACCGAGTACGTTATAACCTTTGGGATCAAAGTTTGAATTGTTATCAACAGCACCGTCAATCGCTCGGATAGCGTGATCTACGAGTGGATTCATTTCACGTTTTTGCTTCTTTAATCGAGAGTCTAGCACAGATTCGCAATAGTTGCAATCCCAACAATCAAATCGACACGTTTTGATTTTCTCTCGCCAGATATTTATAGGGGCATCAGGCATGTCCACATCTTCCATGTACTCCTCAAAGTGAGGGAACATCAGAGGACTCAAAGGATCTTGCCATCTTTCAATGAGATCCATTGATTCTTTCAGTCTCATAGCATCTTCTCTACCATGTAACTTGAATACATCAATGCCAAGATCCAAGAACTCTTGCCAGTCTTTCTTCCAAGGTGGAATGTTTGCTGCTTTCAGTTCATGTGCAGCATCATATGCATCCCATCGTTGACATGAGACACGACTGATCTGACTATTAAAATACTGAGGTTCGCTTCCTGTTCTTGTACTGTTGTACTGATAATGCTCTGGCATGATAGGGCAACCACCCCAACAATGCTCATTTGCAAGCAATGATAGTTTGATTGGATTACCCTTTTCTTCACAATATTTCTTTGCGTCCATGATGCGTAGCAACAGATCTCTATCTCTCATTACATCCCTGTCAAGGTTTATATAATGAAAACCTGCACTCGCAAGCGATACAATCTCATTAGGTTTAGTTACCTCTCGTAAGATCGTATTCTTAATCTCTAGTTCTGGAAACTCTTTCTGGATTTGTCCAGTCATGATCCATGATGTATGAGGTATCGTTGCACACCTCACACCATTGTCATATAGAAACTTAAAGTTCTTGATGAACTCATCTAAGTTTCTCTGATCTGGTCTAACCCATATATTATTAAAGGTTGCTGATAAAGGAATACCAGTCTTTTCCGACACATATAATGCGTTCTGTGCTGACCCCTGAGCATCAGCATTGGTACGAAAAACATCCCCCATAGCATCTTGCATGAATGGGGGCATTCGTGTTGTAAAGTATAAGTCGTATATTACATGTCCGTTGCGTAACAGGAATGGAATAAACTCCTCATCAAGAAACTCAGGACTCAGTTTCGGGTTTATCGGAAGACTGAAGACGTTCTTGGAGGTTGTTGTGTGCATAATCAGAGAGAACTCCTGCTGTATCAAATAGTTGAGGTGGTTTACCTTCCATCATTTTATCGACTCTATCTTCTGCTGCTGCCTTGATACCGCCCACTGAGCGATTAACAGCAGTAGAATAAGTCATTGCGAGATCTAGACATGCTGCCTGATCTTCTGGGTTCATTTGTAAGATAGATTCCAAGTTACCTGCTTGAACTCTACCAGTAGTCAATAAGTCAATAGCAGACTGTTTACCCATACGAGCAATCCAGTACTTATGCTCTTCAACTTCCTCTAGTGCTTTGTCCTCTAGAATGTTTGTGATCTCTACAGGATCTTCAGTTCCTGCTTTCTCCTTAATGATATTAAAGAGACCATCGAGTTCTTCTTTACATTGCTTGATCTTGTTAATCCAGATCTGCCTGTCAAGATACAACAACTCTAGTTCATATTGCTTATCTTGTTTCTCAAACTCATCCCTTAGCGGGTCATTCATGTCATGTTTAACCCTAGCAATGTCATTCATACATCGCTTGAGTTGAATAGTACTTTTAGATAGAGAGTTAGTCCTACCTTGGATCTCCATCATTGCCTGTCTGATCTGCCTGTAAGGTGTGACCTGACTGTTAACAACGTAATACTTGTTTTGGAACTCGGTCTGACCAAAGTGTTGTTGCTCAGACCATGCCATTAACTTCTCGGAAGTTTGGTCTGTATGCCAAGGGTCAATATCTTCAAGTTCTTTTAATACATCTGCGACTCTATAGTCGCCATAATCAGAACTTGATTCCGCCTGAGTAGTCGAAAGGTTCTTTTCGTTCGATGTTTCCTGTTTCTTCATTGGTTGTGCATCTGCCATATTCAAGACATTGTTTATTAGACATTGCTTCAGAGAAATAATCTTCTAAAACAACATTCAGTTCACGAACATTAGTACATCCAGTAATAATATGGATCATCTTTTGTTCAGCGACTGCTAGGTCATAGAGTTTAGTTGAGAACTCAGACTGTTTGTCAACTATTTTAGTTGCAAACTGCAAAGTTGTCAAGTCCCTGACCTCTGCTAACTTATGTATAAGTTTTGTCTCGAAGTCATTATCAGCAATATATGCGGTTGCCTCACATAACTGATCTGTCCATGTTTCTTGTTCAAGTGTAGAGAAGTCAGTCTTAAGGACGTTGAGTCTATGCTCAAAGATCTCCTGTACACTCATAGTCATAACCTTTTTCATAAAAGGTATAACATACTCGGAGAATGTAGTATCTGCAATAACTTCTTTCTCTTTATTTGTAGTTCCTTCCTCGTTTACACCATATGCTGATTTTTCATGTCTGATTTCTCCCCAGTACTTTCCTCCTAAGACTCCTTCTTTACTAGGGAATCTAAGATATGTGATGTTCTGTGGGATATATTTGTAAAACTCATCTGCAAGATGATATACCTCTAGACCTAGGTGAGTACCAACTTGGATACCCCACTCGCCCACCTTTGGGAATTTCTCAACATCAATTACGATGATGTCATTTAAGTTTGTGCTGCTCATTAGTAGTTAGGGATGTTAGTACCGTAGTCGTAGTTGCCCTGTCCAGATACAGAACTGGAAGAAGAGCAGTGTGCGGAAGACATGCCACCATGTCCTGTTGGTGGTGAACTACCACCTAAGTTGTTGTAACTATCACTATTATAGTTCACTTTGAATGTGTTATTGTTCTGTGCACCATTATAGTTACCCAAGCAATAACCTTTTCTCATACCCATTTCAAAGTTTTCCTCACCCATGTTACCGAAGTTAAGACCTCTGACTTGAATACCAGTAAGGTCACTACACTTCTGGTTTCCGTTCTGGTTGTTGTTTCCTGTACCAACGTACATATGTCCTAACATAGTAGGAAGAATCTTTTTCCAACCATCACCACCTGGCCCATGTTCCCATGATACCCAAGATTCAGTCTTGAAGAACTGACCTCTTCTAGTACCACCTCTCTTGACCCAACCATAGAGTCTACCATGTCCACCCCAAGTAGGGTCATCGCCACCATCATCATAGTTTGGTGGGAAACCTGAGGTTCTCATAGTTTCAGTCTTCAAGTTGAACACGTCAGTTCTTGAGTTACCACCACCATATAGGTAAGAGTATCCACCTGCAAACACATGATCTTGGTGAGATCCCATTGAACCTCTGTTCACCGTCATGTTCCACTGTGATTGATGTGCTACACCAGTCTCAGTTGACATTGACATTGCATTAGTATAGTTTGAAGAACCTCTATATGTATTCTCCATAGAGTGAAAGAAGTGCCTAGTATCATGCCATGATCCTGACATGTAAGCACCTGATCTGTCTAAAATATCTCCTAAGTTTGTTGATGTATCTGTAGAGTGTACCGTTCTGTTTACGTTTCTCCAAGGAGAACCATTTTGGTATCCACCACCAACATATCCGTGTGTCCAAATTCTTGCAGTTGACCATCCTGTATCATTCTCTCCATCGAATGACCAGTATGCGTTAGTTCCGTCTGATCTTAATAATGCACCTACTGTATAACTTGCCGAATATCTGTTTGTAGACTGATCAGGGATTCCACCACCACCTGCTCCTGCAATAGGACCCCATTGAACTGCACCTGCATCTTGATCATATGAGTATCCTTCAAAAGTTCTATCTGTACTATTATATCTGAATAATCCTTCTACTGGGGATCCAGGTCTTTGTGCTGTAGTTCCTGTAGGAACTTTGATAGCATCTGTACCTGCGATATCTAACGTAAAACTAGGGGATGCATCATTAATACCGATTCTATTGTTAGTAGAATCAACATACAGAGTACCAGAGTCAAAGTTAAAGTTTCCAGACGCCTCCAGTTGGAACTCAGCGGTTCCTGCTCCCCCTGTTAGGGATACAACTTTATCAACATTTAACTGAGACATGTGTAGTTTTTACTCCTTCGTATTATTTATGCAGGTCGAACAAGTACACAACCTCTCTTAAGGTATGTATCCTCGTTTCCACTGTCTTGGTCTGAGTGAATAACAACGTGCATATCATCTGAGTATGATGTGCCAAGATCAACGGTGAACCATGCATCACCATTAAATACATTCGGTCCAGTACCACCAGAGTTATCTCCTGGCTGTACTGTAAAGTTTCTCACATATTCTGAGGTAAAACCAGATCCAGATCTAGAGAAACATGTGTATCTGTTACCCATGAAACCACCTGGGTTGTTACCTGCTTGGACGTGAGTTGGTTGCATTCCTGCTACTGATGGGCATGAGTTACCATCATTGTTAGAGATAGCAGTATAATATGTGAAAATGTGCTGACCGTCTCCTGCACCTGCGTTGTCACGCATGATCGTTAGACCATCACCAACTCCTGATGAAATATTTAGGAAGTTGCGTCCATTAACACCATCGTTAGAGTAATAAGTGTAGAGATTGAATCTCATCTTCACATAACGATATTGTATACCCCTATTACTAAAGGTTGCATATCTGTAATCAGAACCACCTACGTTTCTGTAATAACCCCATGTAGAGTTACTAGTAAAGTTACCCGTAGGAGTTGTGTCACCCGTATCATTCAAGTTCTGTCCTGTCAATGATGATGCATTACTAAAAAATACAGATCCACCACCACCCCAGTTACCTATAAGAAGATAATAAGGATGACTATTAATAGGAACAAAATAGCGTCTA